TATACCATTCTTAAATAATTCTTTCAATATATTACCACTTGGTGTCGTAAGTATTTCTACCGTCCCTAATAAATTATCACCCTCAAAGTGCATTTCTGTAATATTGTGTGATACATTTGCCAAATTCACTACTGATGAATCTGGATGGTCAAGTTCTCCGAGTGCTCTATTCTGTTTTACAAAATTTTTGTCATACTTTTTTGACTCACGAACTAATATCTCTCTTGGATATACTCTTCCGTTTTGATTTTTTGCTTCTGCTCTTTGTAATACACCTTTAACAACTAACTTTCCGTTGTTTTCTTTCATCGCCTCATTTATTTGTTGTGGCGTAATACTGAATGGTATATAATCTACTATTACTTGCTTCATTACTTTAAATTTCCTATTTTATTCGCCATCTTAACTAATCTTTCTGAAATCTTGGTCAATGCTTTGTGTGTATTTTTCCAATAATCTTGTGAGTTCATATTTAATTCTGTTTTTAATTTAAGATTCATCTTTACGGTTTTGTCTAATTCGTTTAGTGCGTCTCTAATTTCTCTCATTGAACGACCAACTTTTTGTTTTGGTGTCATTGATTCGTCGTTTCTCCAATCGTGATAACGACCCTCGTTTAAATTTTTATTCTTTAACATATTTGCAAGTCCACTAAAACGACCTTGAAGAAGATTTGTAAGACTACTTATTATTTGGTCATCTTTTTCTGTAACTTTTCCAACCGACTTCTTGTTAATTAATTTAGATAATGCTTTAACATACTTGACATCAAGTGTTAATTCTTTTTTAAATGCTTTAACACCACTATCGTTTAGAGCTTCTTTTAATTTTTTACCTCGTTTGATAGTATTGATGTGTTTTTTATTTACATACTGAGATTGAAGTTGGCTTATTTTCATATCCATAACTTCCATAAATGATTTCTTGTTTGTTCTTGCTGCATATAATACTCTACCGATATCATATTCGTCTGCTAAATCTTTTAATGCTTCTTTTGCGATTGGTGGTGCGCCTGATGGTCTGTATATTTTTTCGAGTTCATCCATCATTTCACCATAACTTTCATTTACTGGCTTCATACCAGCTGCGTGTGATATCTTTTTCTTTTTCTTTTTATCTTTTTTTCTACCACCACTAAATGCGTAAGGTGTAAAGTAATGACCTGGTCCACCTGGTGCAACACCTGCTGTGGCTGTTGTTGATGCCTCGTCAATTTCTTTTTGACGCTCTATTTCACGTAGAACTAAGTTTCTTAGATACTCTCTAATTTTTTTGTTCTTGGACATTCTTCAACTCCTTAATCAATTCATAATATCTCATCAAAGCAACCACGTGTTTATCTTTCACAACACTTCCCTTTACCGCTGTATCAGTATGACTGATAGCTTCTGTTAGTTTGATTTTTGTAATATCATCATTGACTTTAGGTAGTAATGCCTTTAGAGCTTTTTTGATTTTAACTACTTCATTGTCTATAAATTCTTTTAATGAATTTGTATTAGATACATTATTGATATATTCTTTCAATAAATTTCTTTGATTTTCATTTAGAGTTTTATATTTTGAATTAAATTTATCAACTAACAATTGATAACTTAATAACCTTAAATCTTTTTCTTGATTTCCAAATTCTTCTACTATTTGAGATTTTTTATCTACTTTGGCAGTGCGATGAACAATATGCTCAGTTATAGTAATGACTGAATCTGTCTTTTGAACTGGTCCAAAGTCTTCTTTACCTGTTTCGGTTCCGAATAACTTATAGACTGACGCCATAATTTTAAAATTAGGTAAACGAGTATTAAAGAACTCTTTTATGTCATAATTTTCTTTTATGGTTTTGATTAGATTGTATTTTTCATTATTTAATCTACGATTAGATAACTTTCTACGACTTTTCACTACCGCCTCGACTAATTGAGATGCGTGTGAGTCGCTTTTGTATTTTTTTTCCAACAAAATGGAATACAATTCGTATTCTTTACCCAATTCAGTATTTTTATTGAAGAATTCCTTAAATAATGCTACTGACTTAGGGCTTTTTGTGTCATTTAACACGTCAACTGTAATTTGACGAGATAAAAGTTCATAAAGAATAGCTGTATTCTTTATTTTATTGTGTTTAACATATAAAGACATTTGAGCTCCAAAGTATTTTCTTTTCTATCACTAATAAATATAAAACTTTCAAGAAATCGGTATTATTCTTTACCATTTTCCTCTTTATATTCATCATATTCTTGTTTAACTTCATCCACCTTTTTGGTTTCTTTAAGTATAGCTTTTGACTTTGACCCCATTGACTGCAATAGTGAATCATAATGAGCTAATGCAATTGGTTTTCTATTTTTAGTTTGCTTTCCTAATGGGTCTCTACCTCTTGTTCCACTATCTTTTCCATAGTGATTCAGTTCTTTTGGTTTTCCTGCCCCCTCAAAGCCACCTTTTGGTGAACCACCTTGTTCATCAAAATCAAAGACTGAACCCATTGGTGAGTCCTCCTCGTCCTCTTGTGGTTCTTGTTGTCCGCCGAATAGTCCACTACCACCTCTAGCCATATCACTTGGTGTTCCAACTGCTTCACCACTATCTTGTGGGTCATTACCTTCCATTTCAATTTGTGAATGTCTGAATTTCTCTTTTTGGTCTTCGATGATTTGTTTTTGTATTTCTTTTTTCTCATCTTCAGAGAATTTAAATATATTATCATATATCCACGAATAAGGTAGAATTTTATCTTGTATCATATCACGAGCTAATCCAACTTTCTGTCCGAACAATTCTATCTTTTCTTGTTCATACATTGTTGACGGGCTTGCTAAGGTTAATTCAAAATCAACTAAGTCTTCATCTGTATATCCTTGTGAATATAAGTGAACAATTGCTATTTTTGTTAACTCTGATATTAGAATTCTTTGTATTCTTTCGATAGTTCTTGCAAATCTTACATCTTCTGCTGCAAGTGTTGCTTTACCACCGACATTTTCATCAAACCCTAAGAATGCTTTTGGAATTCTTAGTGATGCTAATAATTTATTTTTCAAATATTCAATGTCTTCAGTTGAATCATAATCAATACCACCTAACTCATTGATTTCAGTTCCACTATCTCCACCACGAACTGGCAAGAAGAAGTCTTCTGTTAGGTTTTGTATGTTGTATTTAAGATTATATTCACCAGTATTCTCATCAAGGAAAGGTGTCTTCTTCATCTTATTAATGATTCTTTGCATATAATTATCAACTTCATTTGGTGGTATATTACCAATATCAATCTTATAAACTCTCTTTGATGGTGCTCTCATAATTCTATGAATTAACATAGCGTCTTCCATTAAAGTTAATTGTTTCCAAATCTTACGGGTAGCTTCAATCATAGATTTACCATAAGGTAAGAAGTTACTATCACTTGCTAATCTGAAATGAGCTACTTGGAAGTTTTCAAATTCTACTTTACTTTTACCTTGTTGTCGTTGGCCAAAATAGGGATGTGCTCCTTCAATACTTTCTAAATAAAACTTTGTATAATATGGATTTTTTTCATCCTCTCCCTCTGAACGAACAACTTCGTAAGGTGATAATGGAACTACATTTGTAATACCAAATTTATCACTAACATCTAAGTATAAATAAAAATCACCATATTTAACAAGATTACGAACCCAAGGCCATAGATTGAACTCAATGTTCATAATGTCATAAAATAAGTTGTTTAATATATCTTTGATGTTATCATTATCAGATGATACCTGAATAACTTGACCATATTCAGATTTCATTGTTGATTCGTCTGAGTATATGTCTAATGCTGATGAAATGATTGGGTCTGAATCCATTGTTTCATAATCTTTAAACAATGCTAATCTAGCTGCCATAACTTGATGAACGGTTGAATATCCTGTTCCAACTAAATCTAAGTTATTGTGTAATTTAGTGTATCTATCGACAAGATGACTTTTAACTTGTCTTTGTACTTGGTCTGTATCGGCTATTTTTAATTTTTTACCACCGACATTTCTTACAATTACATTTGTACTAAATAATCGTCTCAGTCTCCCAAATAATGTTGTATCTGCCATTTTTTACCTCACTTTATAAGAGCCACTCTAATGACTCTTTCTCCTTATTGTTTCCAGTTTCCCACTCCCAACTATCGTTTTTATTAACATCATCGTTAGTGTATAAACCATCATTGTCCATCATTCTGGTCAATGTCTTTTTTGTTAATTCAACACCTTGAGTTTGTAATCGTAATGCAGTATCACGAACCCAAAGTCCAATAGCAAAAGACATTACAAGGTCATCATTGTATCCTCGCATTGCTTCTGCTCTGTTATTTACATAGACAAAAGTTAATAATTCATCAATCAAACGATTACTATGAACCACTACACTTTCCTCTCTAAAAAATTCTTCTAACTTACTAATAATTAGTGGTCTGGTCTTAGAAGTCGTTGAAAAACCAGCGACCATATTTCTTTCTTGTCTGTTGATTTTATTGTTCATTTGGTGTTGAACATCAACATATTTTAAATCTTTACTTGTATAAAATAGATTAGGGTAATCCCTATCTATTACTTGTTGGATTGTTGCCCAACCAATATTATTATTCTCTATAATAAGTATCGCATCATTATATTCTGTTGATATAGAAACCAACATATTTCCAAAATCTTTGGTATTTACTTTACCTTTATACTCTGCAACTTGTTCTAAGTTCTCAATATCAATTACGTGAAAGGCAGAATAGTCTGCACTATCTCCACGACCGACATCTGCACATACAATATAATTCTTTGAGTAATTTGCAGGTTCCCAAATCCAACAATTACTATCAATTCCTCTCTTTTCTATTGGGTCTTTACAACTTCGTTGTCGTAAGTTTTCTAATAAAACTGCGTCAATTACACCCGTTCCTGATGTTAAGAAATCACAATCACATTCTTGAGTTGCTCCACTTGGCCCAAGTAAAACATCTTGTTCCTTTCTCCAAGTCTCATCTCTATCTGGATGAACTGTCCAATGTAATTTAATTGGATTGAACATACCACGAGCTTCTTCAGCTTCTACCCAAGTTTTATGAAACCAATTACCCACACCATTTGGTGTTGAAAGTGCTACACATTGTCCACCAGTAGTCAATGTAGATTGTGCTGCTGTCCATATATCATCAATTTTATCAATGAATGCCGCCTCATCTAATATCAATAATGATAGAGCTTCTGAACGAGCTGCTTCTGGACCTGATGCTACCGCTTTGACCTGTGAACCATTTTTATATCTCAAGTTAAGTTTATTGTCTTCAACACAAGGTTGCTTTAACCAACTTGGTAGATTTGAGTGCATAACACGAATTTTAGTTACCAAGTTTTTTGCTACATCTTGTTTTGTTGCAATTACTAATATATTTTTATCTTGATGAAAGGTCATCATCCAAAGACTATAACCTGCTGTTAATGTTGATATCCCTAATTGTCTTGCTTTCAAAATGATATTAAATCTACTTTCTACAAGTTCGTTAATAGTTTTTTCTTGAAAGTCATACAAATCAAAAGGTATTTTACCTTGAATAGGATGTTGTATCAAACAATACTTTTTCATAAAATATGCCGGGTCTTTAGCACATTTTACATATTCTTTTTTGATTACTTCTTTTAGTTGTTCTGCCATTAGTCTACTATTTGACCTGCTAATTTAACTGAAGTAGCAGTCAATGCTACACCAAATGTAAAGTATAACCATTTGTTTTCATACCATTTAGGTCTGACAAGTTTTACTTTTTGTTCAAGTAGTTTATTAGTGTCTTTT